GTATGAAACCCTACTAGAACAATACCTAAACCAACTATAATATGAAAGATTCAAACAGATTGATTGCAGACTTTATGGGACATAACCTAGGTTTAGATAGCCAAGGAGAACCACAGAGCAGAATATACGAAAACGGACTAGGTTCTATTAACTTAAAGGATGCTTATAGCACTTGGGATTGGCTTATGCCAGTCGTTGCTAAATGCCTTGACGTTTACCACATAGAACAGATGAACGATGATTTAAATTTCAAGTTCTATGACTCTATGGGAGACATTAAAGCAACATACAAAGCAGTAGTAGAATTTATTAAAAAACAAAATAAAGACTAAAGCTATGAAGCAACATTGGGAACTATCTTACAAGCTAGATGGTTGGGAATTTACATACGCTATAGTAGAGTGTATCAAGCCCGAACGTACAAAGAAGTGGAAGGAGTTACTTAAATTCCTTAATGAAGATATAGTTACCTCAATCAAATGCAGTAATTTAGAGTACTCACTATAAACTAAACGTTATGAAAGCAACAGAGATAAAGGATTACCTTACAACCACGTATGGTAAGGTAACACACGATGTAGATAAGCTAGAAGGTGCTTGTAAAGAGGTGGCTCACATACACAACGTGAAGCCAAAGGATATATTCCACTTTATGGTAGAGAATCAGGAGATAGCAGAACTATACACACATAACTATGGGTTTAATACTGCCTATGGCAGACAATTAAAGACTCAGTTTAGTGAGGTATATGACTCTATGTAAAAAAGAGTATAGTATGGGCTATTATCCAAACGTATGAAAGAAATACTAGAGACTCAAATTGAATCACTATCAAGGTTGTGAAGTCTGAATCTAAGTACAAAGTGTATTTATATCGACTCCCCAAAGAGAGACTTTAAAAGTTTATTTAAAAGATTTAAAGAAGTAATCCCTAATACTAAGAATGCGAAGTTAGTCTTTACATTAGTAAGAAACAAGGGATAAGTAAAGATTGTTAATAATTAATTAGTATATGTAAAATAAGTTTACTATATTTGCATATATCAAAACCAATTAAACCAATTAAACCAAAACCAATAAACTATGACTAACAAGGTAAAAATCAACTATTACACGAAATCAGAAGTTGTTGAATTAACATTTGGCAATGACCCAACAAGTTACATTTACAATACCGAATGTGTAAAATTAACCAAAGAGCTTCTTAACATAATCGAAAAGAAAATGGAAGCAACAGTAATTACAAAGGAATTTAAAGATTAATTAATAGGGGGCTTGTCCCCCTTAATTTACCAACCAATAAACTAAACAACGTTATGAAAAAGAAAGAAGAATTATTCCAAACCCTAAATCTAGGGAAAGAACAACGATACACTATAAGCGTACCATTTTATGCTGAACACCTACACGAAGTTAACGAAGCGATGGATAAGATAGCTAAGGCTATTGATGTTCCATACATATCAGTAAGTGTACAAGACCAAGATTATGTTACTACCCCTGTAGAGTCAAGGGAGTACGATGGAGATAAAGTAATATCAATTGAAACTTATTAAATTTTAATCACTATCCAAACCAAAACTAAGACTATGATAAACCAAGGAAGATTACAAGCGATAATCAACGCTAAGAAGTTACTAGAGGATGAAGGTTACCAATCCCCTAGACTTAACCCCACACAAAATCAAATAGATGGTGAGAACTCCCGATTTATGGAGTTAGTGGATACTATTGCTACCCACATTACAGAGATGAATTTTGGTCAAGAGACCTTTGAGTTAGCTAAAGATGGTATGATAGCATCTGAATCAGACTTTGTATTCACAGAGGAAGCCCAAGACTATTACAGTGGGGTGTACGAAGAGTACGAAACACTAATCAATAACTACCTAAAAAACTAAGGCTATGGGACAGATGAAAGAATTGTTTATATCAATGCAAGAGGGCTTACTAATGGGTAGCCGTATGGATAAACAAGTTAGAGGACGTATTGCAGATGAAGATTATCAGCAAACAACTGAAGATAGTGATAAAGCAACCAACCTAAAAGATAAGGAAGATGAAAGATAATAAACTAATAGCAGATTTTATGGATTTACCAATAGATATATCCCAACCAAGTGGGATTTTAAACTATGGTTTTGATGATGTTTGGTTTGAAGAATGTGAGTTATCGTTCGAGTCTTCGTGGGATTGGTTAATGCCTGTGGTCATTAAGATTGGAGGTAGCCAAAATATTCTAGGTGCAATGCACAAACTTAGACCTTATTCATTGGTAGTAAATATTGATGATACATACCAAGCAGTAGTAGAATTTATTAAACAACACAACAATGAGAGATAGAACAGATGCACCCCCATTTGAGGGAGACGTAGAGGTTACAATCCCTACAAGAGATATAGAAAGATTGTCTAGTGAGTTATTTGATGCGTGTAACGATGCCTTAGAGGACATTATATACGATTACGATAAGAATTTATCCGACTACGATAGAGACACCCTTAGAGATGAGGTATTAATAACCCTTAAACACAAGATAAACGGATGAGTAGTAGAGACGAACAACAAGAAGAGTATAACCTCCTAAGGATTGAAGCCTTAGAGGGTAGGGTAAAAGAGTTAGAACAAATGGTAGATGCGTTAGAAGGACATCTAAATAACGCCTTAGAGCAAGGCTACCAATTTAAAGCATAAGACTATGGATAGTGAAAGGATGATAGGTATTATTAAGGCTAAGGTCTTGTTAGAGAAAGAAGGTTACCACGTTGGTAATCTATGGAGAACTGAGGACGTATGCAATAGGTACGATTGTACAGATGAAGATGCAGAGAAAATCCTTGAGGATGTTATTGAGAGTCAGTATATATCTGAAATTATTTTTGAGATGATAGATGATAAAGCTGAAGAGATGAACTTTAAAAGACTAGAAGATGAAGATTAACTTTGAAGAAGTAACAGACGTAGAAGTAGATGGCATTGATACTGCTGACTACCCAGACTTTTGTGATGCTTTTATCTCAAGTTTCACATACAAAGGTAGGGACGCTACAGATGAAGAGATAGACGCTATAAACGAAGATGGAGATTTTGTGTACGATTGCGTACAAGAAGAACTATACTAAAACAAGACTAAGATATGACAAAAGTAAAGAAATCAGTATTCCTACACGAGAATACAAGGAAGAAATCAGGTGGGTTCACAGATATGAACACAGAAGAGAAAATTAAGTATCATAAAGAAAGAAGGGTAAACTATATGCTAAGGAGAGTTATGGAAAGTCAAGCCTTAAAAGATAAGGGTGCAGTACACGAAAACAATTGGAAATTAGTAATGGGACACAACTTTTAACCCTTGATAGTGATATATAATATGTAAAATATCCTATCAAAAGACGTGTAATTGTAAAAAGTATTTACTATATTTGTAACAGAAAGTTAATTAAATCAAACCAAAATGGAGAAATCAGAAACCATTGGCAACCTAACCCTTGCCCTATCAAAGGTGCAGGCTCAATTAAGACCTGCCAAAGAGAACTCAAAGAATCCTTTTTTTAAGAGTAATTACGCTGATTTAGGATCAGTATGGGACTCAGTAAGGTCATTATTAGCCGAAAATGAGCTATCAATTATCCAAATGCCTACAGACGTAGGTGGGTTAACAACAATTCTATCACATTCTAGTGGCGAGTATTTATCCTCTACTATGTATATTCCTTCTAAGGAAGACGCACATGGAGTCGGTTCAGCTATATCATACGCTAGGAGATACGCATTAGCGTCCTTTGTAGGTGTAGTTACAGGAGATGACGATGGGAATGGAGCTATTAAAAGTAATATCCCCCCTTCTGCAAAAGCTACGACACCCAAAGCTAAACCTAAGCTATCATCTGAGCAATACAAAGCTATGATGACTGCCATAGAACAAGGTAAGGGTAGCGTAGTGGAGCAGAAAATGAATGGTTATGTCCTAACCAAAACCCAACAAGACAACTTAGCTAAAGTCTTAAAGATTTCTAAGACCTTAGCGTAATGAGTTTAGATAGCTTCATAAGTAAGCTAGAGGATGACTCTTTTTATTACTCTGACTATGAGTTTGTAACGAACTCACAGTTAGGGCTAATAAAGAAAGACGTCAGAACCTATAAGCTGATGAGGGACAACCCTCATTTAAGGACAGAAACTTTCCCTATGATTTTTGGGAGAGCTTACCATGTAGCGATGCTAGAACCTAATGAGTTTAATCAGAAGGTTAAGGTATACGACTCAGCTACAAGGACTACTAAAGGGTACAAAGAGTTTAAGTTAGAGAACCCTAAAGCACCCACTATTATCTTAACTAAAGAGTACGACCAAATAATGCGTATGCAGGATGTGTTGTTCTCTCATAAAGAAGTAAGAGACTTAATGATCTCTGAAGGAGAGAGGGAAATTGCTAACGCTTGGCAGGATAGTGATACAGGAGTGTTCTGCAAGGGTAAAGCTGATTACCGAAATGGTAAGACGTTGATAGACCTTAAGACTACTGGAGATGGAAGTCTATATGGATTCTCAGGCTCTTGCAGGAAGTATGGATACGATAGACAAGCATCCTTCTACTCAGATGGGTTTGGGTGTGATGAGTTTATATTCATAACGCAAGAGAAAGTCGCTCCATATAACGTATCTATATTCTATGCAGGTAAAGAGTTTATGGATAGAGGTAGAGATGAGTATAAATACCTACTTGATACCTATAAAAGGTTCTTTATAGACAACGAAGCAGTAGTTGATGAACACTTAATCATGGATACGTTATGAGACTAAGAGAAGTATTAAAAGAGAAAGGAATAACCATACTATGGTTATCAGAAAGAATGGGGTTAAGCCGACCTACCCTATATAAGTACATAGCCAATCCTAGTGAGTTTAAGATAAGACATCTTAAGCAGATTGCTAAGTATTTAGATATATCAGAAAGAGAGGCACTTATTAATTATTTTATTTAAAAGCTAAAAGCTATGAGTAACAAGACAGAAAAGATTTACATTGGAAATGGTACTGAAAAATTTGATGGTGGACTAGTAGAGTTCGCATTAAACCTTACCAAGTTAGGTACAGAAGCTAAGGACTTTATGTTCGAGTACAATGGAGACAAGTACATCAAGTTAAAGGTTGTAAAGAAGCGTGAGGCTGATGAGTATGGAAAGACTCACTACGTAGAGGTTGACACGTTTAAGCCTGAGGCTAAGAGTCAAGCTAAACCACAGCCTGTAGATGACTTACCATTCTAATTGATAGTGATAAAGGGGAGGTTATAAAGCTTCCCCTTTTTTTTACCAAACCAAAACCAACCACAACGCTATGAAGTACAGAGTTTCAGATACAGATTTAATAGACCTAGATAGGGTAGATTTTATTGAGGTTGATGGTAAGGCTATCAATTTTTACATAGGTGGTGTCTTACACCAATCAATCTTCTCAAGTGAGATAGAATCCAAGTGTATATTTAAAAACATTAACAACCACTTTAATATGGTTGACTTTAGAATATCTAAGAGTGAGTATATTTCTGACTCTGAAGACAGTACTATGGCTAGGAAGACAAAAGCATTTGACATGTTTTGGGTTTTATATGATAAGAAGACCGATCAAATAAGAACTAAGAAAGCCTTCGTAAACCTATCCTTAAGAGAAATGGGATTAGCCATAAAAGGTGTAGAACCATACGTAGTATCAACACCTGATAAAAAGTACAGAAAGAATCCATGTACGTGGATTAATCAGAAGGGTTGGGAAAGTGAGCTTATCATTAGTGCAGATGGTAAAAGTTCTGAGATAAAGAATACAAACCTATACAAGAAACCAAACTATATTACCGATGACAGATAACGAAGAGATGGAGGTAATGTTGCTTGGTCGCATCATGTCCTACCCTAAAGAGTACTACGATAATCATAGCCTAATTACAGAGGCGATATTTAAGGATTCCCTTAACAGAAAAATATACAATCAAGTATCATCAAGGTTAGATTCTGGAGAGAAGGTTGACCTTCTTATATTATCACAATTAGTGAAAGATCCTTTAGCTCAGTATAGACTAGTGGAGTGCTACTCTAAGGATTTTAGCCTATACAATACCACACACTTAATCCTCTACCTATCAGAAGAGGAAAAGAAAATAAGATTTAAGAAGTTATTGGAAGTCTCTAACAATATGATGAATAAAGGGGATGACCTATTCGGCATCCTTAATCACGTAGAGAAAGAGTTACAATTAATATCTGAGGTTAGGGGTAATGACATACCCGACATAAAGAAACAACTAAAGGTATTGCATGACGATATACAGAGACGTATGTCTTCAGATGATATGGTTGGTATACCTACAGGGTTTCAATCAATAGATAAGTTTACAGGTGGTTGGCAAGAAACTGACTTTATTGTTATCGGTGGTGCTTCCTCAATGGGTAAGACATCACTAGGTTTAGCCTTCTGTTATAATTGTGCTAAGGCAGGCATACCATCAGCAGTATTCTCATACGAGATGGGAGATACACAACTTTTACAGAGGTTAGTATCCTTAGAAAGCTCTGTTAATAACAGATACATAATGAAGGGTACACTAGAGAATGAGGAACTAGCAAGGGTAGATACTGCCATAGGTAGGCTAGAGAAGACACAACTATTCGTTGACGAGTGTAAGGACTCATCATTAAGATACCTACTAAATAAAATACGTCAGTACGTAATAACTAAGGATGTTAAGTTTGTCCTTGTAGATTACCTACAGCTAGTTAAGGGTAGTGGCTTTTCAAGGGAGCAAGAGGTAGCCTTAGTAGCTCGTGAACTTAAAAACATAGCAAAGGAGTTAAACATAACTATCGTAGCTCTATCACAACTTAGTAGAGGTGTTGATAGGAGAGAAGGGTCTAGACCTACGTTGTCTGACCTTAGAGAGAGTGGAGAGATTGAGCAGGCTTCTGATATTGTTATGCTTGTATATAGACCAGAGTACTACGGAATAATGCAGGATGATAGTGGTAATAACACAGAGGGTCTAGTAGATTTGATCTTCGCTAAAGGTAGAAACATTGGTACGGGAACCCTACCACTTAAATTTAAGAAGGAGTACACTAGATTTAGTGACCCTGAAGATTTCGATAGTAAGTTTACATCGTCATCAGAACCTAACGAAGCTTTTTAATTATGGGGGTAGAGGATATAATTAACTTAATAGTAGGCACAATATTTATATTGTGGGTAATAACATTAATCATAGAGGAAATATGAACGCAAAAGTAAACAATTTAGACTTAGCTGTAGAGAAGGCTTCACATCATTTAAACGATCTAAACCTAACGGATACATACGTAGAGATAATAAAGGTTCTATTCAGGACAGCCTATAAGCATAGGGGTATCTGCTCCACGAGTATAGGAACAAGAGAGAGGAACATCGTAGAGACTAACGCTTGTATAGTCAACGTACTAAAGAGGAACTTCCCTTTCTCTCTTAAGCTTATAGGTAAGGTAGTAGGTAAGCATCACGCTTCTATAATATACTATATCAAGATGCACAACGACTTCCTTATGGGTGACGAGAAGTATCTAAGTTTATTCCAGAAGCTTAACACTATAACTAAGGATTACCTCAGGTATGAGGATGAGATTATGTCTCTATATAAAACTGATGATGCCCTCAAGGATGAGTTGATAGCTAAGTTAAGGGTTGACGTTAACATGTTAAACCTTGAGTTGGTCAGAATAAAAGAGGTAGGATAGTGAGGAAGGAGATATACCACGCAGTTGTATACTACAAGTGGAGAATTATAAACCTCGTGAAGGGTATAGAGAAACCATCTAAAGTATGGAAGGATGCTAAGTATGAGACGTGTATAAAGACCACTAGTGTCGAGGAACTTAACAAGGATGAGAATTTCATATCGAAGCTATCAAATATAAATAAGTCATCAAAGCTTGTAGAAGTAAAGATAACTGGTATAGTAGACCCGAAATTCCTATGTATGTCGCATGATGTATACTAAATCATTGAGTGAGTACCATACTTGAGTTGGGCATATAGTAAAAAGTCCTAGCAGGGGTGTTAGGCAAAAGTCAGTGTCGGAGGGGGCTTTCCCCCCTTCCTTCATAACTAAAACAAGACTAAGCAAGAATAGCAATGGCGTAAACCATGACCATAATTATAGCGTATACAAACTTTGTGAATTTATTCATAAGGGCAATGTAGGTAAAGAAATCATAAATAAGGTTAACTAAACGTTAAGAAATAAAAAGGTGCAAAAACTAATTATTACAAAAAACAAGGAAGATGATAGGAATAATAAACACCCTTATATCAGAGTCAATCAAGAAGGGAAAGACTTTAAAGGTAGTGCAACGACTACTAAGGATAAAGCACAAAATAAACGTAACTTTGGGTACATTGAAGAGAAGAAAAGAAAATTTAAGTTAAAAAACATGAAACTAACACCAATAGGTAATCGAATCTACCTACAACCCTCCCCTATAAAGGAAACTACCTCCTCTGGTATTATACTCGCCAACATGCCTAAGGAACAATACAGCACAGGATTAGTTTTGGCTGTAGGTGACAAGTGCCTTGTTGTAAAGGTTAATGATAGTGTTATGTACACCACAACATCAGGTACTAAAGTAGGAGACAACTTAATCCTTTTAGAGGATGAATTATTAGCAATCATTTAAACTAAAGTAATATGGCAAAAGAAATCAAATTCAGTACAGATGGTAGAGACTCTCTACTAAAAGGAATCAACACCTTAGCTGACACAGTAAAAGTAACACTAGGGGCGAAAGGTCGTAATGTTATCATTGATCAAGGGAACAACAACCCTATCATAACAAAGGATGGAGTTACTGTAGCTCAATCTATATTTTTAAGTGACCCTGTAGAGAATATGGGTGCTCAGATGATTAAGAGGGTGGCCTCTAAGGTTGTTGAAGAGGTTGGAGATGGTACAACAACATCTGTAGTGTTAGCTCAGGCTATCGCTAAAGAAGGATTAAAGTACGTAACTTCTGGTTATAGTCCTGTAGATCTTAAGGCTGGTATAGATAAAGCTGTAGATATGGTTGTATACAACCTGAAGGAAGCATCGTTACCAATAGGGAAAGATATAGGCACAATAGAGCACGTTGCTACAATCTCAGCTAACAACGATAAAGAGATTGGTTCCCTAATAGCTAACGCTATGAAGAAGGTTACTAAGGAAGGTGTCATCACAGTAGAGACATCTCAAGGTACTGATACGTATGTGGATGTAGTAGAGGGAGTTAAGGTTGACAGAGGTTACCTATCACCGTACTTTATTAACAATCAAGAGAAGATGAATGTAGAGTTGAATGATCCATATATCCTTATATACGACCAGACAATATCTAATATACAATCCCTAATGCCTGTACTAGAGCCTGTTGTTCAACAAGGTGGTAGCTTACTTATTATAGCTGAGGATATAGATGGAGACGCTCTATCTACCCTAGTGGTAAATAAGGTTAAGGGTGGGGTAAAAGTATCCGCTATACGTGCTCCTTCCTTCGGAGAGATGAGGACTGACGAACTTGAAGATATAGCTACACTGACTGGTGGTACGTTAATAACTGAGGATGTAGGTTTAACCCTAGAGAAATTTAATATTGACATGCTAGGTAGGGCTGATAAGATTACTATAGATGCAAACTCTACGATTATAATAGGCGGTAAAGGTTCTAAGAAGGATATAAAAAGTAGAGTTAAACAACTACGAGCTAACCTAGAGATAGATAAAGAGTCCATATACCTTAAACAACGTCTAGCTAGAATGGCTGGAGGGGTTGCTGTACTATATGTAGGTGCTGCCTCAGAGATAGAGATGAAGGAGAAGAAGGATCGTATAGATGATGCCCTTGAGGCTACACGTGCCGCCATAGAAGAAGGAATTGTTACTGGAGGTGGTGTCGCACTATATAACGCAGGTAAAGATGTAATAGTAAATACTATTACAAGTAACGAAGGAGAGAACTTAGGTGTTAAACTCTTAGTTAAATCTTTAGAAGCTCCACTTAAACAGATAGCAGATAACGCTGGCGTTGAGGGTGCTGAGGTTATGTTTGCAATATCACACGATAGTGATTGGTCTGGAGTAGATGACACTAACAACTATGGGTACAACGCTAAGACAGATGAGTACGAAGACCTAATGAAGGCTGGAGTTATAGACCCTACAAAGGTAACTCGTGTAGCCCTAGAGAGTGCAGCCTCTGTAGCAGGTATGTTATTAACAACTGAGTGTGTAGTATTTAACGCTCCTAAATCTAAATAATTATGAAAGAAAGTGAAGAAAATTATGGTATCTACTATTTGGATTTATTTGAGTACGTAGAAACAGATGAAGATTTTAACTTTGACGCTTTAAAAGTAACCAGAGTCCCAGGAGGATGGTTATTTGAAAACGTAACAAAAATATATTCTGATGAAGACGAGATTATTCGACATTCCAGTGAGGCAACATTTGTTCCATATAACGAAGAATTTAAATAAATAAAGATGCAAGAGAAAATCAAAGAAAAGTGTGACCAAATTAGAGACCTTCTAATTGCGAAGAATAACTCTTATGGTAACGCAGTATTCGATAAGGGAGTTCTATTTGATGTAGATCCTATGTATGCTATACAGGCAAGGATCAACGACAAACTTAACCGAATGAAGAACAAAAACTCCTTCCTAAGTGATAACGACCTTATGGATGTTACTGGGTATTTTATCTTACTTCAAGTACTGAAGGATAAGATGGATGATAAGATAAATAACCCCATAGAGTGGGACGTTCCAAATAGCAGTACAGATGGCAAGAAGGGAGCCTAAGTTCGAGAAAGAATCTGATAGAGTGAGGGAAGAGGAAACTCTTCGCATTCTATTGGAGGGGAAAGATCTAACCTTTAATCAGCTAGGTAAGTTTGCTCCAGTAGACGCTGAGATTATAAATAACAAAACCTTAGAGGTTGTATCCTTATGTGAGATAAAAACTATGTCCCTCAATATGTCTGACATAAAGAGAGTTAGGACATCCGTAAGGAAGATCCAACACTGCCAGAAGGAAGCCCTAGAAAGTGGGCTACCTCTATGTATCGCTTGGAGATTCTTAGATGGTATAGGTTATATCTGGATGAAGGAAATTACCAACGCTACAGTTGAGTGGGGAGGGATGAGGAATCCACGACCAGGTAGTATATGGGATAGGGAACTCCTGTTTTACATAGACATTGATTTATTAACCATTATTAAGTTTTAGATTTGTATATTGCAAGTCATAAAGAAATTATAACATGGCTAGAAATAAATTAGCAGGAACTACGGTAGGTAAAAGCAAGAGTGCTGTGTACTATCAGAAAAACCCTGCAGCTAAAAAGGTTAAGGAGTCATACAATAAGAAGTATGGAGCCTCTACATTTAGAAAAGCATACAGAGCATTACTTGCTAAACTTAATAGAAAGAAAGGTAAGAAGGGTGATGGTAAGGACGTATCCCATACTAAAGATGGAGGTACAGTACTAGAGCCTCAGGGAGCTAATCGTGCCAGAAATAGAGGCAAGAAGTGAAATTCAAAAGGAAAAAAGGTAGGCAGATAACAAGAGCTAAGAAACATGTAGTGGATGGTATTACATTCGCTTCAGGTTTAGAGGTTTACTGTTATAGAGCCTTAATTAAAGCAAAAATTCCCAACGTCTACGAAGGTAAAACGTTTGAACTAATGGAGAAATTCAAGTTTGAAGGCTTCCTAATGGACAAGGGAACCACACAAGGGAAGAAGGTATTTAAGCAGATGACTGGTAACATAAGGAATATGTCCTACACACCAGACTTTGTGAACTTAGATGCTGGATTCATAATAGAAACCAAAGGTTTAAGAACCCCAGAGTTTAGAATGAGATTTAAGTTGTTTTTAAAATTACTACATGATAGTGATCAAAAATTAGACGTATACATCCCATCGAATCAAAAGGAAGTTGACGCAACTATAGATTTAATTCTAAACAGGGGAAACCTTTAAAAAGAAAAAAAAATGAATGAAGATTTAAAAGATTGGCAGAAAGAAGCTATAAAAAAAGCAGAAGAGTCTAAAAACGATACTTTTGAGTCTTGGATAGTAGACTTAGAAGAAACAGATCAGCCTGAAGCATGCAGTATAGATGGTGAGGATTGTGAAGCCTGTGGATCTTAATGGAAAACAAAAAGAAACAACCACCAAAAGGGAATGTTAAGTTTAACATAACCTTATCTGATGAGCAAAAGATTGCTAAAGAGCAGATATTAAGTCATGCGTTTAACTTTATCGTGGGTAAAGCTGGGTCTGGTAAGACACTTCTTGCAGTTCAGATAGCCTTAGATATGTTTTTTAAGAGGCAGTATGATAAGATTATTATAACAAGACCTACTATAGCTACAGAGGATAATGGGTTCCTTCCTGGAGACGAGAAGGAAAAGCTTGAGCCTTGGTTAGTACCAATCATGTCTAACATGCGTAAGGTATATAACAAGCCTGAGAAAATTCAGAAGATGGTAGAGTGTGGTGATGTAGAGCTAGTCTCTTTGTCTCACTTCAGAGGTAGGACGTTTGATAACGCTGTAGTTATTATAGATGAGTTTCAGAACTTAACTAAGCCTCAGTTACGAATGGCACTAGGTAGACTAGGTAAATCTTCTATAATGATCTTCTGTGGAGATAACCAACAGATAGATTTAGGATCAGTACTAAACTCTGCTATTGATGACGTTCACAAGATTAAAGATAGTAAACACGTATTCAAGGTAATCCTTGAGGATAACCATAGGCATAAAGCCATTGATGACGTACTTAAATTATTAACTGGATACTAGAAGATATGAAAGAAAGAAAGGATGGTACAAGTCCGTACTACACAAACAAAGCTATCAAGATAAGGATAGATCAGTTACTTAAAGAGAACGCAATTATATGGAGTAACATAGGAACCAACTCTAAGGCTGACTGTAAAACGAGAAAGGAAGGAGAAAAAGCTTGGCATGTCCTAGCATCTAAGATTAAAGAGTTGGATGAAGTGTTCTACAATATGGTCTGCCCTTACGGTATAGACTCTTAATCCCAAATAACATAAAAGCATATAGGTCCAACAAATAGTTGGACCTCGTTGTATGGTATCTCTTCGTCTGCCTCAAAGGTTCTTAAGCCTAAAAGTAATCCCTGTACAAACTGTACTCCTATTTCCATATATATATTATAAAAAGAAAGGAGGGAACCACCCCTCCTCTAAACAAACCAAAAAACCTAAAAACCGCTATGAGTGGTTTAGAAGTGATGTAAATCTAATGATTATTAAATTAATAGAGTAACTATTAGGTTTTTATTTAGCATCAACATTTATTATATCCTGCTTATAGTTTTTTATCATTCGATTGTAAGCTAAGTCAATAACGATATTACTAACACCCATACCCTTAAGTATAGTCCTAGTATCCTCACCTGCAACCTTATTTAACCTAGCTCCAGCCATCAAGTCTGATATTATAGATAGGTCGTTATCTAAGTCAGGGTTAACTAAAAGTTCCTTCTGAAGTAATGATTTACTCTTAAGTATACCATCATCAGCTCTTTCTCTCATATCGTTATAAGCAGCTCTAGCATTTATAGCTAAACTCTTGTTAGCGTTACCTCTATTGATTCTTAACCCAAATAGAGCCATAGTCTCGTATAAAGGAACTCTATCTGAGTCCTCATCCATAGAGTTATATATCCTAACTCCAGAACTTGCAACCCCTGGCTTGATCTGATTACCAACAAACATAACCATCTTACTTAATTTAGTAAGGCTATCATCTGTACGGTTATAAACCTTACCACCTTTATTGTTGTAAGCATCCAACATAGCCCCAAGGGTCATCTCTTCACCTATAAATGGAGCAAATATTTGTTCCATTACTCTAAACGAGCTCTCTTTACCAGCCTGAGTTTCTATATCTTCAAAGGCTAACCTCATGATGTCTTTAATGTACCCAACACCAGATATACTAGAGAAGTTTATGTAGTCGAAGTACTTGTCATTCTCCATCTGCTCCTCGTTAGTCTTAGTATCTAAAGATCCACTATCAACATAACCTAAACTACCTGACTTATCCCAGTCAGCTACAAGTGTACGTATCTTTCTTTGTTCAGACTCTTCCTCGTCTCCTCCAGATAAACCAAGGGATTCAGATAAAAATTGTAAGGTATATAACTGCAACCCTTCAAGTAGAGCCATTGTTGCTATAGTACCAGCAATTCTGGTAGTACCAATCTTTCTTATCTTAGGATTACTACTACCCATCTCTTCAAATCCTAGTACAACTGTATTCTTAGCATTACGTACCGACTCAGCCTGAAACGCTACGAAAGAACCTACAAGGGGGCTTCTACCTATATATCTGATTGCTCTAGGTATCTCAGCGTAGTTAGGATATAAGTTTATTATATTCCTAGCAGCCATGTCATCTGCTTCTTTCTCAGTTAACCCAGCCTTAACGTACCTAGCCTTCTCAGATAAGTAACCGAATATTTTCCATACATCATCCTCAGCTTGATAAGCTTTAGAGAATTTTTTGTCAAGATAATTATATGGTTTACCTACAGCTCTTTTAGCTTTAGCAGCTAGCTTCTGAACCTTACCGTTCTTCTCATCTAAGTACTCAGATAAGTCAAAATCAGACTGAGCTAAATCTTTAGCTATACCTCTAATCTCCTCTAACGAAGCAGAAGAACTAACAACCCCTTTAGCTGTAAGCTTTTTATATAACTCTTGAAGCTCTGGAGTCTTCATCCCTGTAACGGTTTTTATAGAAGTCCAACCATCCTTATACATTTTAGGGTTTAATGGGTTTAGGTGACCATTCATTGTGGCAAACGCAGTGTTACCTACAAGATTCTTTACGTGAGTACCTGGGTTCCATACAGTCTTCATCTTCTTATTGAATAAGACTATGTTCATATATACGTCAAACACCCATCTAAACGATCCTTCACCACCTTTTGGATTAACTTGATTCATAACAGAGAACATCTCGTTATCTACAAACTTACCATCTAAAGAACCCCACTTAGCACCCTTCAACTCGTTTATAGTAGAGTTCCTATCGTAAGTATCAGATATAAACCTACCCTTACCCATCTCTAGTATATCTCTATACATTCTCTCTGCAGACACAGTCTGAGCTAGTTTCTTAACGGTGTTGTTGTAGTTAAATAGAGGGTTGTCAATCTCACCCCATAAGTCCTTAATCTCTTGAGGAATGACTTTCTTCTCCTTGAATATAGACGATACCCTAGTCAAGCCGTCTAAAGATCCACTGCTTCTTATATTATAAGCGAACTCCTTCTCTTCGGTCAGTCTTTCAAAGGACTTATTAACTATATTCAATAGTTTATCCTCAGAAGCTTCAGGATTATCTTTCTTAGCCTCGTTGTATAAGAATGTTTTAGCTTTCTTTATAATAAGGTTATCGGTTTGTTCCCATCCTTTAACTTCAAAATTCTTATAAGATTTAGTTATGTAGAAACCTAAGTTAGCATCAACAGTGAACATAGTCTGACCATCTATTAACCCTTCACTTATTAAGGTATTACTAAGTCTGTCAACATGAGCTCTCATTTCTAGTAGAGCCATCTTAATATCAGAATCTTCCATAGCCTTAACATCGTTAAGGTTGTGAAGTAAGTCGTTTATCTCTTCAGGGGATAGGTTAGCTTCTTTGTTAGCTTTTTCTAACCTCCTTTTAATAAGGTTAGCCTCTAGAAGTTCTGCGTTTAAAGAACCTCTACTCCTCACCATAATCTCCTTAACCTCTTTATCAGAGTGAGTACCAATAGGCTTAAGCAATAAAGTAGTTAACCTTATATCGTAACGCTGTGTCTTTTTAGAGCTAAACTTTTTCTGATCAATAAGTCCAGATAGGTATCTACCTGCAGCGTAGTCAGTATCCTGTAAAAGTTTAGATATATCCCAAACTATAGTAAACGCACCATCAGTGTATACGTTAGTCTCTCCTTCCTCTAAAGGTTTCTGAAACCTTAAAGGTCCAACCTTATCAGTGGCAGCTTTAAGTTCAGGGGTTAGATTGATAATTACGTTAAAACCTCCAAAATTTTGTTGAGCTTCCTTAAAAAGAAGATCATGCATGTAACGAGAACCTTTAACCAATCTCTTAAGTTCTTTGTCAATATTCTTAGGAACTATCTTATTGTAGAACTCGTGAGTTTTCCCTGCATTACTTCCAGTATGCTGTTGTACTATATCAGACTGCTCTCCATTAACAAATGCTATCTGGTCGTACCCCTCTTTAGAGGCTTGATTGATAATCTTCCTAATAGCTAGTCCAACCCATAGGTCTGTTTGATTCCAAGGGAGGTATGGTTTAAGACTCTTTAAGTCACTTTTTACATCTTGAAGTCTATCAATGTCACTATCTATCTCTTCTTCTATTATATCGTACTCTGAGCTTTTACCTACCATCTCTCTACTCACAGTATTTAATCTTCTCAGCTTTAGGTTTTCAATTTTTTGAATTAAATCATATTTTTCATTCTCTAATTCCTTAAACTCATCCTTAGTTTTAAAGTCACCCTTATTAGTTCCTTGAACCCAATCACTCTGAATCTCTTGAACGAACAATATCTTTTCCCCATTAGGTCCAACTCTATCGTCAGCTCTAACAGAGGCAATTAAGTTCTCGCCATAGTCATCGTAGTGAGGTGCTGTAAATATATCCTCAGAAGATTTATCTCTAATAAGGAACTCTCTATAGTTATCCCCTCCAGGAAGTGTTACCTCAGAGTATTTAGATACTGGTAGTAAACCATCTAATCCCTCCTCTATAATATCCTTAATCTCATCATTACTTAATTCCTCTACCTCTGTTGTGATCTCTACTCCAGAGTTTAATATAAGACCCTCAGGAGTTGTAATACCATAAGTGTCACCATCGTACCCTACGTAATAATCATCGTAGTTAATTACAGGATTCTTAGATAAAATCTTAGTCTCAATCTCAGCCATGTTAGTAGCAATCAACTGAGCTACAACCTCTTTAGGTATACTCTTAACCTTCGCTTCTTTTTGGTAAGCAGTCAAGACTTCTAGTAAACCCATGGAACTCACATCCTTAGCGGATCCTTTAACCCCTTTAGATATTCTACTCACCCACTCTGTTGGGTTAGCCTTCTCTATGTCTTGCATCCCTAAAGAAATAAGAGCGTTAGGCGTATACTCCATATCGTATGAAGGAGCTTGGAATCTAATCTTTTCAGATATTTTTAATGGAGTAGTTGAAACACCAGCGGTAGGTGGGAATATTTGATTCCTTGTTAGAGTTG